GGTTCAGCATCTACGCTAACAGCTTCTGTATTACGATACCAAGCCTTGAGAGCGTGTGCTAAATGAAAGCCAGACATATAGTCGTGGTTACTCATAGAGTGAACACAATCAACTGGAGCTATCTGCATTAGCATTTCTACTACCTCAACATAAAGCTCTAAAGCCTCTGTAAAGTGTTTATGCCATTTACCATCTTTATCTTGTGGAGTTCCTTTTGTTGTGTTTCCTTGTACGTTGTCAGTATGTAAAATATCATTACCTATACAAAACAATATACGTTCAATAGGATAGCCTTCAGCGTTTCTTAGAATACCCTTAACACCATCTCTTACTCTATTCTTAGCGATGTTTATATTGTATTCATCTCCAGTTTCACTAGCATCTGCATACTTGCCAATGTGAACGTCTGCTGGATTAATTATAAGTAAGTGACCATCTTGTCTAGTAGGATAATCAATGGAGGGATATTTAGGAGAGTATTGTGAGATAAGCTCCTCAATAGATTGTAAAAATTCATCTTTAGTATATTGATTAGGTTTAGCAAATATTGAAAATTTCTGACTCTTATACCAATAATGAGAAACAGAGCCGACATCTATGCCAACTTCGTTACACTCATCAGCTAGTAACGATTGCCTTTTTTTGTCGTTTCTATATTCATCTACTAATTTCCATTCATCTTCTTTAAGTCTATACCTCTTAAAGTCTTTCATTTTTTATAGATTTTCTCTAGTCCTCGACTTCCAAAATAAGCTCCATAGCATAATAGTAAAAGGCTTTGATATATTGGGCGATATTCTTGATTGAGAGTAAATTGACCTATATTACCATCAGTAAATGTTATTATAGTAAATACTACAGTTATGAATATTAGACTCATTGGTCTAATGTTTTTAGATAGCCAATTGTCGCTATTCATATCGGATTGCCATCGCTTAGTTACTTCTAATTCTATTAGTGATTCTTGCTCTTGGATAATCTTTTGCAGTTCGTTCTTTAACTGCATTTTTTCCTCTTGAGATGTGATTACCTCATCGATAATCTTATCAGCTTTGCCAAATAAATTGCCTAGTATGTTTCTTAATATAGCCATATAGCATCAGTCTTTTGTGAGTCGTCAGTATGTATAAATGATTTTGCAATGCCAAGTCTCCTTGTTAAGCCAACCTCAGACAAAGCTCTTATAATCTTTTGTCTATTTATACTATTGTCACAAGCTATATCTACTGCTTTGCAAGGTATCAATGTATGTGCTGAATCTTGAACTCCTCCAACTTCTAAATTATGTTGTGGACTTCTATAACCACTTGTAATGAAAAAAGGGATACCAGCTATTGCTCTAGCTTTATCTAATTTTTTTAAGAATTTTGGACACATATTATTAACTCCAGGTAAGTCAGGTGACTCAAACTCATTTAGCTTAAAATATTTCAATGCCATTTCTTTCTCTATGTTTTCTACGCTTTTCTTCCAGATATTTATATTCATCCTTGTCCTCTAGTTGGTTTTTTTCTTTGTGATTTACTTAGGTTTTTTGAGTGTATTCCCTTACGTTTTACTTTAGGTTTCTTTCTAAATGTAAATGATAATCCTTTAGCCATTTTTCTTTCTGTTTTTAATTAGCTTATCGGCAGTATATATTATAGATAAAACTAATAAAACTATTTTCAATATCATTTCAACTTGAGTGAAACTAATTGCTAATGTTGTTATGTTTAGGGTTAGAACGTCAGCGCATTCTTTTAATAAAGTTTTCATTTTTCTAGTTCTTCTATTTTATCTATAATTAATTTTAATACTGCTACAACACTTTCATAGTCACCAGATAGCATAGCATCCTCTATGTCTATTTTTAATTTTTCTATTTCTTGTTTTATCATAATATTTTAAGTGTTTTTAAAACTATTGTATAACTTATTCTAGCATTACCTCCATTATTTGTAACACTATTGAAAGCTGGTATAATTATATCTCCAGCAGATAAAGAATGTGACCTTGTTAAATCTTCTGCTTTTACTGGTCGCTGTGAATAATTAGAATCTGGTCCAGCAGAGTTATCAGCAGCAGCATAAGCTCTTAAAGTAAAGTCTTGAGTTGCGTTGTCATTATAAGCTGGAGTTCCACAAAATAAACCTACAGCAGTTTGAAAGTTTCCGACTCTGTAAATAGTAGCTCTAAATCCTACTAAAGTACAATCATAAGGTACAACAATACCAACCGATTGAATAGAAGTTGATATGTTAGTTAACTCACTTGTTCCTACGGTTGTTCCTTTGTCAGTAGTTGTAGTGTTCCAAGTGTGATTAGATATTCCAGACGTGCTAAATGTTTTCCACGATTCTTCTGCTGCTGCTTGACTAGAGAAAGTTATATATTGCAGACTAGAGTGTGTTCTGTCAAATCCTTTGTCTTTAGATTGAACTATAACACTTCCAACTGGAATATTAGTGTCAAATGTCACAGAGCTAAAATTACATCTTGCAACCGAACTATCTAAGTCAGCACTTAATGTTAAGTCGTATTCTCTACCCGTTCCCTTATGTATTAATTTAACTACGTCACCACTTAATGCCATAGTTTGTGTTAATGGGAATATCTGTAAAAATGTTGTTGCATCACCTTCTGAGGAATCTGATACAGTAGCTAATACTTTATTATTTAAATATTGTTGTAGTGACATATTACCAGCTATTAGTAGATGAAGTGTTATTAGTGTTATTATTAAGACTTAAAGCATCTAATGAATCTGTTAATGTTGCTGCGCTTGTATTAATCTCATACCATTCACCCTCCCAAGTGTCTTGATTAGCAATAAATGAACATTCATAAGGTATATATAATTTACTATCTATCACAATACCATTATTGAACTTATAGCCATTTGTTGTAATATTGTTTGTTAGTATTTTTAGACTTCCATTAAATATACTTGCTCCATTATGTTGCCCTTTCATTATTTGATTAAGTAATAAGTTGCTTATTTTTTTACCTGTTCCACTTCCATAAGCTACCCACGTTGCAACGTTTCCATTATCATAACTACCAGAACTATGGTCAAACACAGATATAACTCCTTGAGCTGATAATGGTCCAGTTCCTATGAAAACCTCACCAACTTCATATGTTACACCATTTGATATATTTTGAGTAGTTTTAAAAAATTGTTGACTTGTTGACTCTCCGTTAATGTATGCTTGTATAAGTTGGTCGTTAGCATTCTCTGGAGCTGAGTAAATGTAAATCTTTTGTTGGTCTGATAGTGTTGTGACCTCAGTACCAGTATCTGGGTCGTTTTGACCGTAATTGTGATATACTTGAGCGTAACAATCAAAAAACAAATCACCACTAAAAGGGACTTCGTTAGTTTCAAAATCTAATTCAAAAAAGTTAGCTGGAGTAGTATTATTAAATCCATTTATATAAGTATAAGGGACACCATAGTCAGGAGCATTACCAAAAAAACTTGTTGAAGTCCAAGTTGCTGCTCCTCCACTTGTATAATTAGAACGAGCATATACAGTAGAGCTTGTGCCAACTAATCTTAGCCTATGATAAAATAAAATAGAACCAAGACCAGTAACAATAGCATCTAGTTGTGAATTTGTACCATTAAAAGCTCTATTAAATCTTCTTTTAAATCTTATAGTTTGTCCATCTAGCTGAGTCAATTCTCCTAAATAATATCTTGCTCTGGCACTAAAAGTGTCAGCTATGCCATAAATACCACCATCAGTATTAAAACCTTCTCCAACACTATGCCAACCATTCCAAGCAACCAAAGAATTGTTGACAGCATTATTACTAACTCCTGTTTGTGCAACAGTTATAGGTACTAAGTCATAAGCTCTAAACATTTCATATATTAAATTAGCTTCTTTTAGTATCGCTAAATTGTCAAACTCATTACCAGCTAATCGTTGTATGTTAGTGCCATCTTCAGTTTTGTTTTCTGAATAAGTACCATCATCGTCTGGTGTAGATGTACTTCCATTGTTTCCTTTTACATAATCTCTAAAGAATTGGTTTGATGATTGCATTTCATCATAAGTATTAACTTGTATGAAAGTCCAAATCCCATTACTTAAAAACAATCTAGCTCCAACTACCTTACAAATATCATTCAATAACTTAAAAGCTGTTTTAGGTCTTCTTACTCCATTATCATCAATTGGAGCATAAGCAGCAGCTCTAAATTTTGATATATTAAGTGGGTCTCTACTAGAAGTTCTAGAAGCTGGGTATGGTGTCCAATCTACAACCGTTCTTATAAAAACGTCTGTTGAATCCCAGTTGTTAGTAGTATTTATGTCAGTAGCTAAAGAGTTGTATATATATCTATATAGAGTATAAGAAGCAGTAAAAGTGTAAGGTATTTCTTCATCAAAGGGTATATTATCTAAAGCACCTAGTCCACAAATTGCAGTTAATTTAATTTGTCTTGGCAAAGATATATCTTCTTCAGAGTTAATATCATTTAGCAAGTTACCAACCCAAAATAAATAATAAGTTGAATCGTTTGTTGAATTTTCAATCTTTATCTGCCACCTTTTATAGTCGCTAGTACTAATAGAGTTTATTATAGAAATAACATTACTAGGAGTTCCATCTCCAGAATCATCATCAATAAAAAAACCTAAATCAACTTTAGATGGTATTAATCCAGTAAATCGGTCATCGTCATTAGTTTCATAAGTTAATTTGAAACCGTCATCGTTAGCAAATACATCATCATATAATGTAGATGTTGAGCTAAGAGTGTCAATGATTGTAATTCTGTAATAAGTGCCTCTATCGCTTCTAAACTTATATTGTATTCTATTATCTATTGCCATTAATAACCTCTTGTTCTAGTTCTATTGTTTCTTGCTCTATCTGAGCTTAGTAATATATCTTGACCACTTATTGTCCCAAATACTTGAACAGCTCCAGCACCATTACCACCAATCATAGATTGTAATTTATCTAATGGAGCGATGACTTCTGGATTGCTCATTGACGTTCCTGGTCCTTCTCCAACCATAGCTAGAGTTGCTCCAGTAACCATACCACCATCACTAAAAAATGGTAAACCTTTTAATAGTTTTCCTATTCCTCCAAAACCTCCAATGTCTTTAAATCCCATAGCTCCACCTAAACCAGTTCCGCCTAACAAAGCATTAAGGGCAGCAGTTGCAGCTAGTTGTGCTAATAGAGCTGACATAGCTTGTTTTGCACCAGATATAAACGATTTAAAAAAGCCATCTGAACTCTGCAAGGCTTGAGCAAATGTACCTTGCAAAACATTACCAAAGCTCATAAAACTTTGGTCTAATTCTTCATTTAAAGAAACTATGTTTTTTTGTTGTTGCTCAAAAAGCTCCATTTGTTTTATTAAATCATCTGGCAATACTGCTTGAGTCATAGCTCCAGCCATCATTCCAGGCTGTTTTATTTGTCTTTTATTTATTGCTGCTGGATTGGAACTTGTTGAACTTGTACTCCCACTAGGTCCACCTACATTTAGTGATTTTCCTAAGTTTTCAAAAGTTTTTTCAATTTTTTTGCTTTGATTTTCTAGAAATGTTGTAAAGTCATCAAACTCTGTTTCGTAGTCATCAACTTCTGTTTTCATATCTCGGAAAAAATCAGCTGTTTTTCCTTTGAATGGGTTTTCAATTTCTTTATCAAAAATCTCGTTAAAAGCATCTAAAAGTAAACTAAATGGGCTATTTTGAGTGTCTAATAGAGTTGCAGTCATCTCAAGTAGAGTATTCTTCCACCATCTAATATCTTGAAATCTCTCTTTAAAAGCGTCCCAATTATCATTGACATAAAGAATACCTAAAGCTAATCCAGCAATCGCAGCAGCAATAGCAATAAATTTAATACTTAGAGCAGCAACAATAGTAACAATGCTTCCTAAAATAACTAGCAAAGGTCCTAAAGCTCCAGCTAAAATACCAGCAGTAACAATCATTTTTTTAACTTCTGGGTCAAGTTTGCTAAAACTTTCTAAAAAAGATTTAAATTGATTTCCTAAGTCAATAACAATAGGTATAAGCATACCCCCTATCTCTTCCATCAAATCGCCAAATTGATTTTGTAGTTGCTTTAAGCCACCAGCACCAGCTTTAGCAGCAGCCTCAGCAGCTCCACCATATTGCTTATCTAATTCATCTAATATTAAACTTTGAGCCTCTGCTAGTCTATTTGTTTCTGCTAGTTCTTTAATTACTTTCTTTTGTTCCTCTGAGAATTGAATACCACTACGACTTAGAGCTGATAAGTTTGCTATTGGGTCGTTTAATGCTTTACCTAATTGAATACTAGCTGATTTTAAATCTCCATCAAGTCTAGTCGCTAAGTTTAACGCTGCTAGTTGTGTTCTTTCAAATTGCTCTCCAGCTATATTAGTAAAAGTCAATAGTTGAGCAGTAGCATCTTTTAAAATTACCTCATCGCCAAATAAAGTCTTACCTTGCAACTCAGAAGCCATCTTTTGAAGTTGCTTAGAAGTAAATCCAGCAGCCATACCAGTTGACTTAATACCAGCCTCTACTTGTGCTATTGCCTTTTGTTGTTTGTCAAAAGCAGCAATACTAGCTGCACCAAAAGCTAATAATGGCAAAGTCAAGTTTCGTGAAAGTGTCTGTCCAGTCCTTTTCATAGAAGAACCAAACTTCTTCATTGACCTAGTAGCTCTTTTTAAGCTGCTCTGAAATTGCTTATCGTTAAGTGATAATTTTACGCTAAGATTCTTCTGTGCCATTGTCTTTATTTAGCAATTCGTATTTCTTTTTAATATATTCTGCTCTTTTTCTTTGTTTCTCGATGTCGGTCTTTACTTTCTTTTTCTCCCAATCAAACTTAACAAGTTTCTGAGGAGTTAGGTTTTGTCCTTTCTTAGTGTGTGGCTGTAAATTAACACAAGCCAACCATCGCACTCGTTCCCACTCTTGACGTTGTTCTAGTTCAAATCGGTCATTAATACCTTTTTGAGTACATAGAAACTCGTGAAAAGTTAAACTCCAAAAGTCTGTAGGTAATAAACCGAGACCATAAGCAATAGCCTCTAACTTATCCCAAGTTACTTCTTCTTCTTTGCCACGTTCTTCGTGGCTTTCTCGTTTCCCTCCGTTTCAAATTTAGCAGAGAATTGCTCTGAGAATACTTCTAACACTTTATTCAAAGCCTCAAAATCTTCGTCTAGCAAGTCAGCGACATCATCAACATTTAAAGAACATTCTTGACCACTCACTCGTGAGCCATCTTTTATACCGTTTAGGATTAAAAAACAAGCATCATCTAAGCTTATTCCATCTCCTAGCTTATCTAAGTCAGCTAAACTTCTTCCAGTATCTTTACAAAATAACCTCAACGAGTTCATTCCAAATCTTACTGGGTAATCTTTTCCGTTTATTATAACTACTTCGTACATATCTTTGTTAGTTTAAGTTATTGCTAGTTGGGAGACGTGCCGTAGCACAATCCCCAACCAACAAAGAAATCAATTACACATCTGTTCTAGTTAATGTTCCACTACCCTCGATTGAACAAGAATAAGTTGGAGCATCTTCTGTACCACCAGAAATCTCTAGAGAAGTTAAAAAACCACTACCAGTAATAGTATAACCAGCTGGAGTAGCTAGAGCAAAAGTAAATGTAACTGCTGTTCTTGCCATCATTTGGTCCAATAACTCATCTACCTCAGTATCACCAGCAACACCAGCAAAGTCCATAAGTCCATCAGCACTAAGACTGAAAGATTTTTGACCACCTAGTAAGTCTCTAAAACCACTAGAGTCTTTTGTTGAGATGTCTATAGTATCTACATTGACTGAAAGTGAAACATTCTGAGAATGCATCAATTTCGCTTGTGATCCTCCATTACTAGGAGAAACTTTTAGGATTAAATCCGTTCCGTTAAAAATTGCCATTTTCTTTTAATTTAAAATTTATAATTAGCTAATATCTAAATCCTCAGAAGTTACCTTCTTTTTAGACTTTTTCTTTGTTGTATCTATTGCATCGTTTGCTTCTAAAAAGTTTCTTACAACACGACCAACCTTGTAAGATTCGCCTTCTTTGTATTCTACTCCTCTACATTCAATATCTTTTTTTATTTTTACTTTATACATATCTATCTATTTATGTTAAATCTGTAATCTTGTGCTATTCCGTAAAACCCTTGCTCTCCAGCAGAATCGTCAAAAGTTTCGTTCTGATTTTCAAAAAATATCTTATCCACTACAACCCCTCTAAACGTTCCACTTGTATAATCTAAAGCTGTTCTAACTTTACCAGCTAAATCCACTAAAGTACTATATCTTATATCATATATACTTATTTGAACTGTAACATAGTCATAAGTGCTTACTCCGTTTTTTGTGTTGTTTGGCTCGTCTGATACTACTTGATAAGTAATATAAGGCAATAAAACATTACTAGGAAAGTCATAACGACTTGGAAAGATTCTAGGATTAGAACCACTCTCAGAAACTAAAGCTATTACATCTGAGTCATTAAATAAAATTTCAAATACTGCTTTACCTACTTCCATTATTTAAATCTTTTGTCAATGATTTTTTTTATTTCAGATATTACGCTATTGATAGCTGTGTTACCTTTACTAGCAGCAGCTTTATCCAACATTCTCAGACCTGGTATGCCTTTAAATCCATACTCTAAGAAATAGAAATAAAATCCAGACTTCTCTTTTGTTTGAAATTGTCCAACTTTTTTAGTTTCTTTACCTATAGTAACATCTACTTTTTTACCACCTTTAACTCTTGGTCCAACAAATACTGATGGTGGCATACCTTTTACATTCTTACCATTTATAATAGCAAGTGACTTTTTTAGTCTGCCAGTTTTTTTAGGTACTAATGATTTAAGCTCTTGTAGTATAGGCTTAGCAGCTTTACGCATACCTTGCCTTAGTAGTGTCTTGTTTTTACTATCAGACATATTAAGTTTCTCTAAATCCTTAATCAAAGAATTGAGTTGTTTTTTGTCTATTTGAGCTGATACCATCATTACACCGTTAAATCTTGAGCATCGGTTTCAACCAATGTAAGTATTAATTTATCTTTTCTTCCAACCTCTTTAATGCTTTTGATTGAATAAACCGTATTGCCAAAAGTTATTGCGTATTCTGGACTTACTCCAATGTCTGTTCTGTATCTTACTAGACATTCTATCATTTGTTTGTTGATTAATGCATCAGCATCATATTTAGTATCGCCACTTTTAAAATCAAAGCTACCATAGATAGTAACAGAAGTTTGTACATTCACACTCCTTGCCCCATATAAGTCGTTGTTGAAAGTTCTTTTGAATAGTCTTAACTTTCTATCTAGTTTGCCTATTATCATAATTCTAGCAATCTATAAGGTGTTAATAAGTGGTCTACCATAAGTGGTAATTCATTTACTTGAGTTCCCATAACAACGTCTTGACGATTCTCATAGTATCGACCAACGATTATATATACAGCTTGTACTATTGGAGCTGGTACGTCACTAGCAGCACTACCAACAACAAACTCAACATCTACAGCGTTTGGTCTTTCGTAAGTGTTTGGAAAGTCACCAGTTTCCGATTGATATATTCTTCCTGGTCTTATCTTTGTATCTACATCGTATTCAGATGCTGCTAAAGTTTGTAAAGAATTGTTGGTATCATAATACTTAATGTGAGTAACACTAGCAACATCGCCTATCTGTAAGTCAATGTAAGGAGGGAACTCATCGTAAAATATATTGTAAGTCTGTGTAATTAATCTACGTCTAGTAAATTCCTCAACTACACCAGTAGCAACATTAATTAAAGACGTGATATAGTTATCGTCATCATCATAGTCTGAGTCTATTCTTAAAAATGCTTTAGCCTCTGATAATGATATAACAGTAGACGTTGGAGCAGTCTTAAGAACTAACTTACCATAAGGCACATAGTCAGAGCCTCTTAATGTGTTGAAGTTGTAGTTATAGTATTCCATTTAAAAAAAATTAATGGAGAGAGTGTTTCCACTCCCTCCGTTAAAATAAACAAATTATGCTTCAATCAAAGAAGCGAAAGCAGTATCGTTTTGTACGCAATCTCCATCTACGAGTGATTGAACAATCATTCTTGTCTGACCGATTCCAGCATCAGTAAATTGGTCCACTAGTATAGAAATACCCCCAAAGGTCGCTATATGACATTTTGAAAAATCTCCGAATAAAGCGTGGTCTTTAGTAGCACCACCACCGTTACCAACATTTGTTGAAACAAACGAGAAGTATCCGTTAATAGTTTTGTCTCTGTTATCATATAATGGAGAAACAGAAGCAACTTGTGCAGCAGCTTTAGCAGTTGCATAAGACTTCATATCTACTAAGTAAGCCATTCTAGCACCTTCTAATTGAACACCATTACCAAGAACAGTAGTTTCAAGGTCTAAAGCACTAGCAGCAGAAAATGCAGCTGTTGAACCAGCAGCAGCATCAGCAAAGATAGAAGCTGGAGCATTTGATACATCACTTGTTCCTAATAAAGCAGCTTCTAAAGTAGCAGCCACAGAAGCAGCCATATTTCTACGCAAACTAGCCTCAATACCAGAATTTTGAACTAAAGCCTCAGCCGAAACATTTACAATTGATATTAGTTTGTGTGGCTCTAAAGTAACGCTAGAAGCAGTACCATTAGCTGCTGGAGCAGAACCACCAGCTTCTGGAACAAAACCAGAGTTTATTGCACTAAATACTGGAAATTTCATACTGTTGATACCTCCGTAAAAATTTGAACCAGCCGATGCTAACACGAGGTTTGCCTCAAGTTGGTCAGTCCAAGCCATTACTTCTGTTGCATTACCAGCAGCAGTACCTACTTGCGCACGAGTTAATATGCTTGAAGGTATAGCAATACCGTTGTAAGTTTGACCAGTATAACGAGCCTCATTACGAGCTTCTTGGTCCATCTCTTTTACAAGACCTTCCATTCTTCCAGTGTATGCTGCTTTCATAGCATCTTGAAAAGAATACTCTCTTACTTCTTTTGGAGTGTTTTCTGTTACTTCTTTAACAGCTTTAGTAGCTTGAAGTTTCTCAAAAGACTCAGCTCTTACAGCCATCTTATTTAACTCCTCTACTTTTGAGTTTAAAGAATCAAAGTTACTTTGCTCATCAGAAGATAAGTCACGACCTTCAGCAGATGCTACAAGTCCTTCCATCTTTTCGATAACCTCAGCTCTTTCCTCTTTATAAAGTTTTGATGTTTTCATTTTATAGAAAATTAATATTAATATTTATTTTTCAAGATTTTTAAACGCATTTCATTGAGGGAGCGTTGCTTTAAATCTTCTTCTTCTTTTATACCCTCTAATTTTTCAGCCTCTAAACTTTCTTCTAGTTTCTTAGCTTTTTCTTTTTCTTGCCATTCTTCCATAGAACGTAAAGCGACAGAAGAACTAGCAGCATTATATGCTGGATAAGTTACAGAGCTTACATCGTAAAGTTGAGATACCTTATCAATAGTTCTGATGTTCATTCCATCTTTTACTTCCCAACTATCTTCTTCAACGGTAAACGCAAAGCTAGATTGATTGATTGTACCATTCTTTAGTAGTTCCATCAAATCTCTAGCTGTTGATGTGTTTGGCATATCTGCCTCATATCTTAATCCCTTCTCATCAACAGAAAGTCTTAACGTTCCGTTTGTTGTTCTAGCTAATGGCATACCATCGTGATTAATTAGGAATCTAACATCATCTTCAAGTCTACCTTCAAAAGCATTAGGAGCTATAAACTCTCTAAATCCACCTAAGTCGTTAGACATTGAGTTGAATACAGCACCATAACCTACAACTGTTGGCTTGTCTCCATCCATTCTAAGCTCTAAGTCTTGAACGTCAAAAGTTCTTACTTCAGCGTTTGGATTAGTTCTTATTTCTGTTTTTTCTTCCTCGTGTCCTGGATAGTGGTCTGCTTCATCCATCTCGTCATCTTGTTCGTCTATCATTTCAACGTCATCGACATTTTTACCATAGTAGATAATGATTGAGTCATCAGTTTCCTCAATCTTTTGAATGTGTCTTAAATCGTGCTTTTTCATAAATCTATTATTTTCTTCCATTTCTTTTTTTACTGGATGATTGTCTGGTAATAAATCTGTATCGTGTTTACCACCTTGAAATCTACCTTTTTTTAGAGCAAATAAAAACGAGTTAACTCTTGCTAAACCCCAACTCTCTGGAGTCATATTTGGTCTAACCGAGCCTGGATTTGTATTGTATGCTCCAACTCCTCTATCAAAAACCTTTTCAAGTTCAGCATAAGTAGTACGACCATTCCAAGCTAAATCAAGCTCTTTTATTTCTTCGTTATGTTTTTCAACTTTATTTTCTAAAGCCTTTTTAATTTTAGCAGTAACTTGATTCTCCTCTTTCTTGCCTTCTAGCTTTTTAGTTAGTTCTAAAATTACGTCTTTCATTCCTTGCTCTCCTAGAGTTCCAATCGTTCCCCATTTAATTTGAGCAACAACTCCACCAACATTAGATAGATTTGGCTCTGTATCTCCCTTGAATTGTTTACCATCTTCAAAGTGTCTTTTTATCCAAGCCTCTCTCTCTTTTATCCATTCTCTGATAGCCTCAGTATCTTGACCATCTCTAGCTCTTTCCCATAACATAAAAGCATCATTACCTCTTATGTTGCCTCCAGCTTTCCATATTTCTGGAGTCTGTTCTTTTATATTTTTAGCAAAGTCAAAGTCAAATTGTGGCTCTTCGCTATTTCTAAGACTTATCTTTTTATCGTCTCCTTTGTTTGGAAAGTTAGTTTGTCTTATTTCCTCATCTAATTGTAAAGAACATATAGCTAACCTTTGGTCATCTTCATACTCCTCTACCATAGTATCATCAGCCATACATCTCTCAATGAACTCCTCGTTAGTTTCGTCTATATTTTTTGTAGGTATCGGCATTTATTCTTTGTCCTCCTCTTCTACGTCTCCAATTGGAGCAAAGTTTAATGGCATAAATAATTGGTCGCCTTCTGGACCTACTCTGTTCAAGTCCTCCATTCGTCTTATCTCATTAATAGACAAAGCACC